CAAGGCATCCAAGGAATTCAAGGCATCCAAGGAAACACTGGTGCAACAGGTGCAACTGGTCCACAAGGCATCCAAGGAATTCAAGGCATCCAAGGAAACACTGGTGCAACAGGTGCAACTGGTTCACAAGGAATACGAGGTGCAACAGGAGCCACGGGTGCAACTGGTCCGCAAGGAGTTCCTGGAACTCCAGGTGATACAGGAATCCGAGGTGCAACAGGAGCCACGGGTGCAACTGGTCCTCAAGGCATCCAAGGAAACACAGGAGCCACGGGAGCCACAGGTGCAACTGGTCCACAAGGCATCCAAGGAATTCAAGGAAACACTGGTGCAACAGGAGCCACAGGTGCTACGGGTCCACAAGGCATCCAAGGCATCCAAGGAAATACTGGTGCAACAGGTGCAACTGGTCCACAAGGAACTGGATTATCATGGTCTGTAGTTACAGCAGATCAAACAATGGCAGTTGATAATGGATATCTTGCTAATAAATCTAGTGGAACATTAACTCTCACACTTCCAACCACATCCGCAGTTGGAAAAACATTAAGAGTAAGTGGAATGCAAAATACATGGAGAATCGCACAAAACGCTTCTCAAAAAATACACTTTGGAAAGACTACAACTACAACTGGAGTTGGTGGATATCTAGAAAATTCAAATGCAAAAGATTCTGTAGAATTGGTATGTTCTGTTGCTGACTTAGAGTGGAATGTGATTAGTTCAATAGGAAATATAACAATCGTATGAGTCAATTCATTGGACTATTATCTGCAACTGGATTGGGGAGTATGGTGGCTCCTGCTGCTGATGTCACTCCAGATGCCATCAACTTTCCAGACCTCATATACGATGGCAACTGCGGAGTTGGTGTCTCAAGGCAAATTACAGGAATAAGCGGCTCCATAACAATTTCAGTCTCTTGGAATCAGTTGGATGGTGGTTACGGATACAGAGTAGACAACACAGAACCTGTCGGAGAAACCACGGGGTTTTCCGCTTTGACTTCTAATGAGCAGTTCTCCATATCAAACAACCAATGGCTGACAATTAGAAACTGCACCACACAGGTTCCAGACGAAACCGCTTCAATCATCAACCACAGCGATGGAAATGCGGTTCTTGATACATTCACTTGGGTAAATCAAAGCGGTGGTGGAACATAAATAAAAAGAGAAATTAAATGGCAAAACAAAATTCAGTCAATCTTGATATAACAAACAATGCTGATGGATTTAGCATTGCTGGTGGATCAACTTCCAGAACTCTTGGAGTCTCTGGTGGTGATATTACCTTAGTTGGATCAGGATCTGCCACTCTTACATTTCCAACCACTTCAACTACGGTTGCTGGTCTTGGCATAACTCAAACATTTACAGCATTACAACAGTTTTCTGCTGGCATGTCAGTATCAGGTGGAGAGGGTGGAACAGGTCATACCAGACTCTACTCGACCATCTACGACAACTTCTTGGAAGGGTATGGAAACAACTTTAGAATCCGCCATGCGACAGGCAAATACATCACCATCGGTGACAGTTCGGCGTTTGGTGGGATAGGCAACGGAACACACATCTTTGTCTCCGACAATGATGCTTCGATCATCCTTTATGGACAGTTGATTTGGACACGCGGTCCAAGTCTTTTTGAGTATGGCGCGACATTCGATCAGGGTGTGAACCTCAAGGGTCAGGGGCTACGAATATCAGGTTCTACTGGAGCGAATGGACAAGTCTTGACAAGCACTGGATCCAGTATCACATGGGCAACTCCAAATGCAGCAACTTCTACGATAACAAATACTAATAGTGGATCAACATTTTATCCTACATTTGTTGGTGGAAGTGGCAATACTGGACTTTTCATAGATGGAATAACAACACCGTTTACTTATGTTCCATCCACTGGAACCATTAATGCAAAAGTATTACAGGCAAAAGATGGTTCGTATACAGCACAACTAAATGGATCTGATGGCACAATAACCATTACAGACGGTGCTAATGTAAGCGTTATCACTCCAATTAGTCTTGAATATTATAGTGGTTCTGTTTATCCATATTACTTTTATACTGCAACCCAAAGAACATTTTTAGTCACACAAGCATTACAAATATCTAATGGTGATTACGATCAGTTTTATGGTCCATCATCTTGGGGTTATACATTCCCTGCTTCAAACGGCACAAGCGGTCAGGCAATGCTCACCAATGGAGATGGTCAACTCTATTGGGGTAATGTTGTAAATACAGTCAATGGTGTGACTGGTGCGATTACAAATGTAGCGAAGACCGATGCAACACAAACATTCACTCTGTTGCAGAACTTCTCTGCTGGAATTTCTGCTGCTGGTGCTACCTTTAGTGGAGCAGTTATTTCAGACGGTGGATATAGAATCACTTCAAATGCAATCAATGCCCTTACAGGAACGACATATTCCCTATTAACTACTGATAATGGTAAAATCATCACATGGAGCAATGCTAGCGGAGTTACCCTTACTGTTCCTTCAGGTTTGCCTGTAGGATTTAATACTACTGTGATTCAGATAGGTGCTGGTGCAGTCGGAATCACTGGATCGGGAACAACAATCAATAGTTTTGAAGGCAAACGTCGAACTGCTGGTCAACACGCTGCGGTAAGTATTATATCTTACAGCAGCAATGTGTTTAATATTGCAGGAGGGTTGACTGCATGATTATTCCAAGTTCAACCCACGGTGTCATTGCTTCTAGTATACCAAGAGTAGTAGTTGCTGGTCCAGATGTAACTCCTGCAACAATAACAGTAACTTCTTTGGCTTACGACCCCAGCACCGCGTCAACGGCTCATAGAATACAGGTAACTGACATAAGCACAACAATATCATTTAGTGTTTCATATACTGGAACATTAGGTAGTTTTGCATATTTAAAAACAACAAATGGAACACTAACTAGCAATTCTGCATTTACAAATGCCAATAAAGTGGCGATTACATCTTCGCCCACAACAATAACAAATATATCAAACAATGATTACATTTATTTTATAGTAACTCGCACTGCAAGAGGAGCAACTACAAGTAGAACCGTTACCTTGACAAATACTAGCGATTCTAATACCGTTGTGTTGAATGCCTATTTGATGTCTTCTGGTTAAAGGTTTAAATATGAGAATTCAGACAAATATTCCTGCTGGTGTATGTGGAGATTATTGCATAACAAACAATCTTCATGGGTTTGATTGTTATGGCAGAAAGGATACTGAAGGATTTTATAGTTACTTGATGCACAATGATGCAATTATTATGCATGATTGTGAACACGAATACGCAGAACACTCAGAATTGTGGCAAAAAGCGCATGGTCATATATTGATCGCTGGACTTGGTTTAGGAATGGTCAACGCTTATCTTATCAATCTTCCAACAGTAGAAAGTGTTACTATAATTGAAAAGAGCAAAGAAGTAATTGATTTGGTTTGGAACCACTGTAAAAAGGATGAAAGATTTGAATTGATAAATGCGGATATTCATACATGGGATAATCCAAAAAATAAAAAATGGAATATTGGTTGGTTTGATACGAATCCTTGGTTATATGGAATGAGTTTTGACGAATATATAGAAAATATTAATAAAAAATATCAACCTTTTTGCGACTGGATAGGATTTTGGAAAGTAAAAGAAAACAATTTGACTCATATTTAAAACGAGGTATAATTCTAGTCATGCTAAACATCTATAAGACTGATCCAAAAGTTCCCACACCATCATATGCAACAGCAGCCTCTGCCTGTTTTGATATTGCAGCCTTCATTCCATACATGGGAAGCGTTAAGGCTTATACAAAAACAAATGAAACAGTAGAATTACTTGCTGTTGCAAATGCCGAAGAGACAGAATCTTACATTGAGATTCCCGCTGAATGGCGAGTCCTTATCCCAACAGGACTTATCTTTGATATTCCTGATGATCATTGCGTAAAGATCTATCCACGGTCAGGAATGTCAACAAAGATGGGCATTAATCTCATCAACTCTGTTGGTATTGTTGATTCTGACTATGTTCTTCCTGTTTTCGTTCCTGTGTATAATAATTCACAGAATCGCATAAAGATCAAGAATGGTGATCGCATTGCACAAGGAGAACTCGTTCCTGTGCTTAAAGCAAAGATCAAGATCACCGATCAAAGACCATCTCAAAAGACAGACCGTGATGGTGGTTTTGGTAGCACTGGTCTGTCATCCTGAAAGGTATTCATTATGAATCGTGAAGAATTGTTTAAGCATCATGAAGAGTTGTGCAAAGTCGCTCTTAATATCATGCGAAAGAAGAACCATGATTATGCAGGAAACAGCGGTGAAACTCCATTTGCAAATTTTGAGCGTTGCGAAGCGATGGGTATCTGCTCTACAGAGGCAGGATTCCTCGTTCGTCTCACAGACAAGTTGTCTCGCCTATCAACATTTACAAGTGCTGGTCGCCTTACTGTAGAAAATGAAAGTTATGAAGATGCGATTCTTGATATTATCAATTATTGCATTCTTTTCTCGGCTTATGTAAAGAGTCGAGACGAATAAACTTGCACACATCAAAATCTCTGCTATAATCTCGGCAAAGGAGCCTAGATGAAGGATCGCTATCAGATCATACAGGGAGATTGTCGCGAGTCTCTAAAGACTCTAACCGAAAATTCGGTGAATTGTTGTGTGACTTCTCCACCCTATTTCGGACTCAGATCATATGGAGGAGGAGAGGATGAGATCGGCATTGAAGACAGGGTTGAAGACTATATTCAATCCCTCGTTGATGTTTTTCGTGAAGTTCGCAGGGTTCTGCGTCCTGATGGCACTCTATGGTTGAATCTTGGTGATTCATACATGGCACAGAAGAATGTCGCTCCACCACCACAGACAATCGGTGGACAACGCGACATGCCTACAGGAATTCCTGGCAATCGCAAGAATCAAAACGGACTGAAGCACAAGGATCTCATCGGTATTCCTTGGCGAGTGGCACTTGCGCTCCAAGCCGATGGTTGGTGGCTTCGTCAGGATATCATTTGGCATAAGCCAAATCCAATGCCTGAAAGTGTTGAAGACCGCTGCACTCGCGCACATGAATACATCTTCATGCTTTCAAAGAAGTCTCATTATTACTATGACCATGAGGCGATTAAGGAAACTACTATGTCGGGTGAGGAAAAGAAAAACAAGCGTTCCGTTTGGACTGTGAACACAAAAGGCTATAAGGGCGCGCATTTCGCCGTATATCCCAAACAACTTGTGCTTCCCTGCATCTTAGCAGGATGTCCTCAAGATGGAACTGTTCTTGATCCTTTCAATGGCAGCGGAACCACGGGTGTCGTGGCTCTTCAGAACAATCGTCGCTATATTGGGCTTGAACTAAATCCAGAGTATGTTAAACTAGCAGAGGCTCGTATCGCTGAAGAAGTGTCTCCTCTTACTAGTCTATTTGAATGAATTTCTATACACACATCACACGAATCGGTGACACAATCGCTTACCGTGGCTATAAGGACGGTAAGCGAATCATTGAGAGGCGGGATTTTTATCCACGCTTCTTTATGCCATCCAAGGAAAACAATCGTTGGAAGACGCTTGATGGTAGGTCCGTTAAAGAGATAAAACCTGGCACGATGAGTGACTGTCGAGATTTTATCGACCGTTATCGTGGAGTTCGTGGTTTTGAGATTTTCGGAAATTCCGACTACATCTATCAGTTTATCGGTGACGAATTTCCAAATGAAATTCAGTATGATCCTAGCCTATTGAAGATCTGTTGCATCGACATTGAAACTCGCTGCGACAATGGTTTTCCGAACATTGAAGAGGCAAACGAGCCTCTTAATGCAATTACTGTTCGTGTCGGTGATCAGATCAATGTCTATGGAGTGGGAAACTACAAACTAGACTCTCAGTTCAACTGCCATCGTTTTGATAATGAAGAGGAGATGTTGATGGAGTTCCTGCGTTGGTGGCAGGGAGCAGACATCGACATCATCACAGGATGGAATGTCAATCTATTCGATATTCCTTATCTTGTTCACCGACTGAACCGAGTCTTTGGTGATAACACGGCAAATGCTCTGTCTCCGTGGAAGAAACTAAAGAAGCGAACGATCAAGATCATGGAACGAGAGAACACAGCCTATGAGGTTGTGGGAATTCCAATTCTAGATTATCTTGATCTATACAAGAAATTCACCTTCATCACCCGTGAAACCTATAAACTCGACCACATTGCAGAGGTTGAGTTGGGCGAACGAAAGGTAGATTGGTCAAAGGACTATGAGTCCCTAAAGGATTTCTACACCAGAAACTTTCAGCGATTCATGGAATACAATGCACAAGATGTCAATCTTGTGATCCGATTGGAAGAGAAACTAAAACTTCTTGAATTGGGTCTTGCTCTTGCCTATTCAGCGAAGGTAAATCTTACCGATGTGTTTTCACAGGTAAGAACATGGGATCAGATCATCTATCACCACCTCAACGAGCGCAGAATCGTCATTCCGATGAAGCCTGAAGGTGAGGAAAAGGATGAGCAATATGTGGGTGCTTATGTAAAAGAGCCGCTGATTGGTATGCATAAGTGGGTTGTGTCTTTCGACATCAACTCGCTATATCCACACCTTATCATGCAATACAACATCTCTCCCGAGACTCGTCTTGAAGACAAGTTGGAACTGAATATAGACAAGATTTTGAACGGACAGGAAACCGAAAAGATCGGTTCTGTCGGAGATATGTGTGTTGCTGCAAATGGCACGATCTATCGCAAGGATTTTCAGGGATTTTTGCCTGAATTGATGGATAAGATGTATGCCGACAGAAAGCACTACAAGAATCTCATGATTGAGGCAAAGAAGGAACTTGCTTCGGTCGAAGACCATATCAAGAAGAACTCCACAATTGAGTTGTTGGCAAAGAAGCGCAAGTTGGAGTTTGATGTCTCAAAGTATCACAATTTCCAACTAGTAAGAAAGATTCAACTCAACTCTGCCTATGGAGCCGTTGGAAACGAGTGGTTCCGTTACTATTCAAAGGACATGGCAGAGGCAATCACTTGTTCAGGTCAATTGTCGATTCGTTGGGTGATTAATCACATCAACAGTTTCCTTAACAAGACAATGAAGAGTGACAAGGACTATGTGATTGCATCTGACACAGATTCAGTCTATCTTTGCCTTGATGATCTTGTCAATAGTGTCGTTCCTGGTGCAGATGTAACAAAAACAGTCAATTTCCTCGACAAGTTCTGCAAAACTGTGCTTCAGAAAGAGATTGACAAGTCGTTTGATCAACTATGCACCGTGATGAATGCTTATGCAAACAGAATGGTGATGGAGCGAGAAGTTATTTCTGATCGCGGCATATGGACGGCAAAGAAGCACTACATTCTCAATGTTTGGGACTCTGAAGGAGTAAGAAACTCGTCTCCCAAACTGAAGATAATGGGAATTGAGACGAGTCGTTCATCGACTCCTGCTCCTGTTCGCGAGGCTCTGAAGCAGTCGATTCATATCATCATGAATGGAGATGAAAAGCAACTTCAAGATCAGGTTGCAGAATTCAAGAAAAAGTTCATGAGCCTGAAGCCTGAAGAGATCTCCTCGCCAAGTTCATGCAACGGACTGAATGACTACAAGAGCAGCAATACGATCTACAAGAAGGGAACACCGATTGCAGTAAAGGGTGCTTTGCTTTTCAATCATCACCTGAAGCGTTTTGGTATTGACAAGAAATATCAGGAGATTCGTGAGGGTGAAAAGGTTAAGTTCATCTATCTGAAGGTTCCAAATCCAATTTCAGATGCTGTTATTTCCTTTCAGTCTTCATTGCCGAGAGAGTTCGATCTACATCGTTTCGTAGATTATCAAACTCAATATGAAAAGAAGTTCTTGAAGCCCCTGAAAACGATCCTAGATACCGTAGGATGGGTAGAAGAAGAGCAGTCAACACTTGACTCTCTGTTCGCATGAGTTATACTATGTCTAAAGGAGACAATATGCTGAAGGTAGTTAGAATGATGAGTGGTGAAGAAATCCTCACCGAAATTGAGCAGAATGCTGATGGTAGTTGGCTCTTGAAGAAGCCATGTATCATCATCCCACAGGATCGCATGACCATTGGCATCATGCCTTGGATGAGTTACTGCAATATAAAGGATGGGGTGAATATTTCTGAAAAGTTCATTGCCTTTATGGTAGATCCATCCGCTGAACTTGCTTCAGAATACGAGGGAATGACCTCAAAGATCATCAAGCCAAACAAGGGTCTTGTTTCTCCGCAACTTTCACTTGTAGGAGAGTAAATGGCATCAACTGTTGCTGATCGACTTGTGGCACTCAATGTCTTGACAAAATATGTCGATGAAACAACTGAGCGTCTTAAGTTGAAGATGAAGGACAAGAACTGTAAACTTGCAGAGATTGAGCAAGACAATAATAATATTTCGTGCCTTAAGCGAGTTATCGCTGAATTAAAGGATGAACAGAATGAATACTTTCCTAGATGATATTATCAAGACAAGTCAAAATCAATACGCATCGGTGGTTTCCGATGGACTTGATGGAGCAGATGTTCGTGGTTTCGTTGATACGGGTTCCTATTCTTTTAATGCTCTCGTTTCAGGTAGCCTTTATGGTGGCATTCCTGATAACAAGATCGTTGCTCTCGCGGGTGAACAGGCTACAGGCAAGACATTTTTCGCCATTAGCATGGTTTCGAAGTTCCTTGAAGTGAATCCTGAAGGACTTGTGCTTTACTTCGATTCTGAACAGGCTGTGACAAGCGAGATGTTCACGGATCGCGGCATTGATGCAAAGCGCATTGCAGTATTTCCTGTGTCAACGGTTGAAGAGTTCCGTCTACAGGCAATCCGAATCGTTGATCAGATTCTTGCAAAGCCTGAAAAGGAACGCAAGCCTGTGATGATGGTTCTTGATTCGCTAGGAATGCTTTCAACTAGCAAGGAAATGGGAGATACGGCTGAAGGTAAGGAAGTTCGCGACATGACCCGATCACAGGTCATCAAGTCAACTTTCCGTGTCCTAACCCTCAAGTTGGGACAAGCCCGTATTCCAATGATCCTAACCAATCACACCTACGATGTTGTTGGTGCTTACATTCCAACAAAGGAAATGAGTGGTGGAGCGGGTCTTAAGTATGCTGCATCGACAATTGTCTATCTGAGCAAGAAGAAGGACAAGGATGCTGCAAACGAGGTGATTGGTAACATCATCACCTGTAAACTATACAAGAGTCGCTTGACAAAGGAAAACAAGACCGCAGAAGTTCAGTTGAATTATGAAACTGGTCTGAACAAGTATTACGGTCTTGTTGATCTTGCCTTGCGACACAACATCTTCAAGAAGAATTCCACAAAGATCGAACTGCCGAGCGGCAAGACTGTCTTTGAGAAGCAGATCAACAACAATCCCGAGCAATACTTCACAACAGAAGTGTTGCAACTACTAGAAACAGCAGCAGAAAAGGAATACAAGTATGGAACAGGAAACGCAGAATCCGACGAGTCAGCAAATTCAGGTGAGTGAAACCGAAGTAGTGCCTGATTACATCCTAGTTCCTCATGGAGAAAAGGATCTTGCGGTTCTTATTCTTGATGGAGAATGTAAGGGTGTGAAGTATGCCTACGGAGTCATCACCCCGAAGGATAATGAGAGTGCTGATAAGGCAGTTCTTGAATATCACTACGATGTGATTGAAAATCCTATGAATTACACCACAGAGCAACTTCATAAGGTAACAGCAGTCATTCTAAACCAAATTGTGTTGAAGATGGTTGCAGAAGAGTCAGACTTGGGGTATACTGTGGAGAGAGAAGAAGGAGAAGAAATTGAGCCAATTGACGATGGAGAAGTTGATTCTACAGAATCTTCTGGTGAATGAGAAATTCACCCGAAAAGTCCTTCCATTCCTGAAGACTGAATATTTTCAGGACGAGACAGCAGGAAGTCTCTTCAGCACCATCTCTGAATTTGTGCAGAAATACAGCAACCTCCCCACAAGGGAGGCTGTTGTTATTTCGGTAAGTAATAATAAGAAACTTACTCAAACACAGTTTGACGAGATCAATGGTCTGATTGAAGAACTCTACAAAGATCCGAAGCCGCAAGACATGGATTGGCTTGTGGCGGAAACAGAGAAGCATTGCAAGGATCGTGCTGTTTACAATGCAATTCTTGAATCTATTCATATTATCGACGGCAAGAATAAAAACAAGACCACCGATGCCCTGCCTTCGATATTATCGGATGCGCTAGCAGTTTCATTCGATACTAATGTTGGTCACGATTATTTCATAGATTCGGATGCTCGTTATGATTTCTATCATAGAACCGAGACAAAGGTTCCATTCGATCTAGAGTTCTTCAATACGATCACGAATGGGGGAGTCACACCAAAAACCCTCAATGTTATCCTTGCAGGAACAGGTGTTGGTAAGTCTCTGTTCATGTGCCACCACGCGGCTAATTGTCTGCTGCAAAATCAAGATGTCCTCTACATTACATGCGAAATGTCAGAGGAGAGAATCGCTGAACGAATTGATGCGAATCTTCTTGATGTAACGATGAGCGATCTTCATCAGTTGCCAAAGGATGCTTATGATAAGATGATTCAGCGAGTAAAGGGAAACTGTGGTGGCAGACTCATCATCAAGGAATATCCCACTTCTTCGGCAAATGTGAATCACTTCCGTGCATTGCTTGAAGAGTTGAACATTAAGAGAAAGTTCAAGCCAACAGTCATCTTCATCGACTATCTGAACATCTGCTCCTCTGCAAGAGTGAAGATGAGTGGTTCAGTCAATTCGTATATCTTTGTGAAGGCTATTGCAGAAGAGATTCGCAGTCTAGCCGTGGAATACAATGTTCCAATCTTCACAGCGACACAGACGAATCGCGAAGGTTTCAACAATACAGAGGTCGAACTTACAAATACTTCTGAATCATTCGGTCTTCCCGCTACATCAGATCTTATGTTTGCTCTGATTTCCACGGAAGAACTTGAGAAGGTGAATCAGATAATGGTGAAGCAACTCAAAAACCGTTATCATGAGGCTTCTTCAAACAAGAAGTTTGTGGTTGGCATCAATCGTGCAAAGATGAAACTGATGGATGTTCCGAAGTCAGAGCAGCCTAATCTGTCTATGGCAAATCAGACGGATGTGGATGATGATGATGACGAGAAAGCATTCGAACCAGTCGTCAAGGATTGGAAGAAGATGTCTTGGAACTCTAACAAGAATTCAGATTGGAAATTCTGATGTCTCTGTTTGTAGATAAGAAGTTCATCAACATGATCTCTTCAAGGCTAGATCTCTTCTCATGGAAGAAAGAGACTTTGGCTAATTTCCGTTGCCCGATCTGTGGAGATTCAAAGAAAAACAAGCGAAAGACTCGCGGCTATTTCTTTGCAAAGGGAAATGACATGTATTTCAGATGCCACAACTGTGGGGCATCTCATACGCTGTTCAAATTTCTAGAGATTGTTTGTCCTGCCCTTATAAAGGAGTATGCCCTTGAGCGGTGGAAGGGTGGAGAGAATGGAAATTCTAACTACAAAAAGCCTGAATTTTCATTCGATGCTCCTAAGTTCAAGCCAAACAATGAGTTGCTACAGACCATAGATTGTGTCGAGAGTCTTCCAGCAGATCATTTCTGTCGGCAATTTGTCGAGAAGAGAAAGATTCCCTCTATTCACTATAAGAATCTTTACTTCACAAACAACTTTGCAAAGTTCGCTCACAAGATTGACATCAATGTAAAGGCTCCTGAAGACAAGAGACTTGTCATTCCAATCTTCGATTCGGATGAGCAGATGATTGGAGTTCAGGGACGAGCATTAGATCCACAGGCTGAAGTTCGTTACATAACAATCAAGGCTAACAAGCAAATTGAAAGACTTTGGTATGGTCTTGATAGAGTCCGTGATCAAAAACTTGTTTTCGTGGTTGAAGGTCCACTCGACTCGTTGTTTCTAGACAATGCTATTGCGATGGTTGGCATCTGTGATGGATCTAATCTGCCTGAAGAGTTGGCTGACAAGACCGTGATATTCGCCCTTGATAATGAGCCTAGAAATCCGCAAGTGATTGCACAGATGAAAAAGATCATCAGCAACGGAAATAAGATAGTGATATGGGATGATGTTGACGGCAAGGATATCAATGATATGATACTTGCAGGAAAGACGAAGGGACAGTTGGTTTCCATCATGAATCGCTGTGCCGTAAGCGGAGCAGAGGCTCTTCTAAAACTAAACTCTTGGAGAAAGATTGCTTGATATGAGTAACGATAAGATTGATGTTCTTGATCGCGGGTTTGTTCAGTATGTCGAGCATATGGGCAGCGATTTGACTGTCGTAAATGCAGCGCGAGTTTCATTCAACAAGGAAAGTGATTGGGAACATCCTGATTCTCATGTTCCTGCAAACATCCTTTCAGAAAAGGATGGCAAACTCATCTCTTATCTTGCAAAGCACCATCATTGGACACCTTTCGCACACCCGCAGATCACTCTGCGGATAAAGGCTCCAATCTCAATCCGAACTCAACTATTCAAGCACAAGGTTGGGTTTGTCGAGAATGAAATCTCTCGTCGCTATGTTGATGACGATCCAGAATACTTCTATCCACGCTGGTCATCACGACCAACCAATATGAAACAAGGTGCTGGAGATCATGTTGAAACTGATCTTCAGAATAAAGCATATCTAATCTATTCGCAAGCAATCGAAGTATGTAATCATGCTTACAAAGATTTGTTAAAGATTGGTATTGCACCTGAACAGGCTAGATTCGTCCTGCCACAAGGAACCTACACCGAATGGTGGTGGACAGGTAGCCTTGCAGCCTACGCCCGTGTCTACAAGCAGCGTTCCGATCCTCACGCCCAATGGGAAGTGCGAGAGTATGCCAATGCAATCGGCAAGATTGTCGAGCCTCTTTACCCAAAGGCATGGGTCGCTCTTACTACATAAGGGAAGAGGAAAAACATGGCACAAGATCCATATCTAGAATTTCCAAATTACGACCTTGAGGTAATTCAGGGTTCAGACTATAAGTATCATTTTATTTGGAAAGATTCTGATAAAGTTGCATATAATCTAGCGGGTGCTACCGCAGAAATGCAGATCCGTAGATCATTTCTTTCTGAAAAATTGATCTTTTGGGTTCGTGGAAGCAATGCTACTGGTGGCGGATATACAAAGGAATTTTACGCAACTGGTGGCGTTAGTGGATCTGCCAGCATTTTACTCAATGTTAACGCAAGTGGAGTAACAGGAACTACAGGTGGAATTTTGATTCAAATTAGCAATCAAATGACAAAGAATTTTCCTGTTAACTTCCATTTCTACGACATGGAAGTGACATTCCCTGATGGCACAAAAGATAAGCCAATTCGTGGGCGTGTTACTGTTCCTTACGAAATAACCAAATAATAACCTAATTTTGAATCTAGTTAGCATAATTAGCCTAACTATGTGCTATAATATCGTATCGACTTAAGGAGTTTACAGTTAATGATTTCTCTTCCTACTTACTATCAACAGTTCATTCATCTTTCTCGTTATTCTCGTTGGCTAGAAAAAGAAAATCGCAGAGAAACATGGGAAGAGACTGTTGAGCGTTACTTCTCATTTTTTGATGAGCATCTAGAACAAAATAATAACTTCAAGATTTCTGCTGATCTGCGGTCAGAATTAAAGAACGCAGTTTTGAATCTTGAAATCATGCCTTCTATGCGTTCTCTCATGACCGCAGGAGAAGCACTCAAACGAGACAACACCGCTGGTTATAACTGCTCGTATGTTGCAGTTAACCGTGTTCGTGCGTTCGATGAAATTCTCTACATATTGATGTGTGGAACTGGTGTTGGTTTTTCTGTGGAGCGGCAGTATGTTGAAAAACTTCCTACAATCGCTGAACAATTTACTAACTCGGACACGACGATTATGGTTCAGGATTCAAAGGCGGGTTGGGCGAAGGCTTTCAGGGAACTCGTCTCTCTTCTCATTGGAGGTCAAGTTCCCCAATGGAACTTGTCAAAGATTCGTCCTGCTGGAGCAAGACTTAAGACATTTGGAGGTCGCGCAAGCGGACCAAAGCCATTGGAGGATCTGTTCAGATTCACCGTTGACACCTTTAAACGGGCAGCAGGACGGAAACTCACCTCCATTGAATGCCACGATATCGTCTGTAAGATTGCGGAGATTGTCGTTGTCGGAGGAGTCCGACGCTCTGCTCTCATTTCACTTTCGAATCTCACAGATGAAAGAATGAGAGATGCAAAGACAGGCGCATGGTGGAATGATAATCCACAACGCGCACTTGCAAACAACTCGGTTGCATATAAGGAAAAGCCTGAAATCGGCACATTCATGGACGAATGGGTTTCACTCTACAAGTCAAAGAGTGGTGAGCGCGGAATCTTCAACCGTGACGCAGCAAAGAAGACTGTTGCAAAATTGGGTGATCGCCGTGATCCGAACTATGAGTTTGGAACGAATCCATGTTCAGAAATCATTCTTCGTGATTGTGAATTCTGCAATCTAACAGAAGTCATTGTTAGAAGTGATGATACTTTTGATTCGTTGAAGCGTAAAGTTAGGCTAGCAACAATCCTTGGAACATGGCAAGCATCGCTCACGCATTTCCCCTACCTATCTTCGAATTGGGAGAAAAACTGCAAAGAAGAAGCACTTCTTGGTGTGTCACTTACAGGCATCATGGATAACAAGATGATGCATGATAGAAATTCTGTTCCTTCAGCATTAGCAGAAATCTTAACTGCACTAAAGCAAGAGGCAATCAATACAAACAAAGATTGGGCTGATAAGATTGGTATAAATCCAGCAGCCGCAATCACTTGTGTGAAGCCAAGCGGAACAGTTTCTCAATTGACCGATGCTGCTTCAGGTATTCACCCACGACATAGTGAATATTATATCCGCACTGTTCGTGCAGATCGCAAAGACCCACTATGTCAGATGATGATTGACATGGGCTTCCCCGCAGAGCCTTGCGTAATGAAGCCTGATCATACGATGGTTTTCTCATTCCCGATGAAGGCTGAAGGTTCTGTTACTCGTAACGATCTAACTGCAATTGAACATCTTCAGTTGTGGCTTGAGTATCAGCGTTACTGGTGTGAACACAAGCCAAGTATTACAATTACTGTCCGCGAAAACGAGTGGATGGAAGTTGGCGCATTTGTATACAAGCACTTTGATGAGATCAGCGGCATCTCGTTCTTGCCGCATTCAGATCACTCGTATCAGCAAGCACCATATCAGGAATGCACTAAGATTGCATATACTGCTTTGGCTGTAGAAATGCCTAAAAATGTAAACTGGTCGCTTCTAGAAAAGTATGAAAAGACCGACACCACAGCAAGTTCACAGACATTCGCTTGCACAGGAGATAAGTGTGAACTTGTAGATCTTACTAGTTGACAGGTAGAGTTCATGTGGTATAATAATGCTTCACAGATCTCCACAGACTACATTCAATGGTGAATGATAAGGTGGGGACAAAACAGGAGAGTATAATGATCAAGAATGGTATTGTTGGTTTGGTAGCAGCCGTGATGTGTGGCGCAGTCGCAAAGGCAGAGTTCGTAGTTGTGAACAACCCAGTAGCAGATACTGTTGGTTTCTACTCTGATGCATATAAGTCAAGTGGCTCATACGCTTATGCACAAAGTGGAGCGCAAGGTTTTGATCTTGAGGATTCATACACAACTTCTTCATTGAAGTGGTGGGGTTCATCCAACGGATTCAATGGTCAAGGTATTGGAAACATTACTGGATTCCAAGTTATTGTGTGGAGTTCAGACTTTAGTTCGCCAGTTAGTTCAACCAGTATCAACATCAGCAACATTTCTGTTGTCGATACAGGCGAATTCAACTTCTTTGGTGAACCAGTTTATGAATTCTATGTGCCATTTGTGACTCAACTTGCTGCTGGTTCATATTACATGAATATTGGTGCTTACCTCAATGACTCTGCTGGCGATCAGTTCGTGTGGTCGCAGGGTGAGAATGTTGAAGACTTCTGGTTCACCGATGAAAACGGGCAGTATAATTGGGGTGATTGGCGACCGCTTCCAACTACCCTCATCGGGAACACAGCGGGTGGAGCATTTGTTCTCTCTGCTCCGACACCAGGAGCGATTGCTCTTCTTGGCATGGCGGGTTTGATGGGTCGCCGTCGCCGCTAAATATACATAACAACAGCCCCGCTTGAGATAGCATCTCTTGCCCGACAACCCCCGATCTCTCGGGGGTTGTTTCTTTTGGAGTATAAATAGTGGAAAGGAGACATACTCTATGAGAAACTTAATCGCGTCGGTGGCATCGCTCTTTGTAATGACTTCTGCCTTAGCACAGACAAATCCAAATGCAAAAATAAACCTAGAAGTAGTTGCACCTGAGACGGCAGTTGCAGTCGGTGAAACTTTCGAAGTGCCAATTATGATGGTGGCTGCGACCGAACCACAGAGATACCTCGTTTCTGACATCATCTTTGGTTGGGATCAAACCAAACTTCAATTTACTGGATTGAACCATGTCGGTTCTCATCCACTGATATGGGTTCCACCAAGTGGAATGCCATGTCCTGCTGGATATGTAAATTGTCAGGGTATCGGTGGAGACTACACTTTGATCAACGAAGCAATTCCACCAGCAGATGGCAACGGACTATACTACGGATACGGTGCGCTTGGATATGTCTTCATGGTGAATCTAGAACCAGTTCAGATCGTTCGCTTACGGTTCAAGGTTCTTCAACCATTTGTAGAGACTCAGATAAGAATTCTTCCACAGTTCACCACCACCGTTAACAACCAACCACTCGTCAACAAGACTGTGGTTTATGGAAGCAATATTCCTGGTCTTTCGGTCCTTGGAACCATCACCGATGCAGTCATCACGGGTGTTCCTCAGAACATCGTTGGAGACATTGATGGAAATGGTTCAGTAGGCTCGGAGGACATGGCAATGCTCCTTGCAGCATGGGGAACTCAGTCCTTCAACAGCAATCCTGCCGACCTCAACGGCGACGGAACCGTGAACTCGCAGGATCTAGCCATCCTCATCACGAACTGGTCATAAGTGGACATTTGACATCCACATGTGCGAACCCCGCTCAACTTCACAGGGCGGGGTTCTGCTTTATAAATAATGTTGGAGGTTTCTTATGACTTTCATAGCAGGAATTGATTATTCTCTTTGTGGTCCTGCTATCTGTGTCTACGACACCGACGAGCCGAAGTTTAACTTTAAGAAGTGTTCTCTGTTCTATCTCACAAACACGAAAAAATTAGCCACGACATTCTGTGCTAATATTCGCGGTGAAATATTTGAAGATTACAATCACGATTGTGAAAGATACGAATCAATAGCAGACTGGGCAACTGATAAAGTCATAGGCTGCTCGGAGATCCTACTTGAAGGTTACGCTTTTGCGGCAAAGGGAAAGGTTTTCCACATCGCTGAAAATACAGGGGTATTAAAGTATAAACTCTATCAGCGAGGAATTCCTGTAAGCACAATCCCACCAACCACAGTCAAGAAGATGGCTACTGGCAAGGGAAATGCCGACAAAGAAATGATGCATGACTCATTCATGCTTGAAACAGGCATTGATTTGCGTGGAATAATGACACCATCAAAGAAAAGCATCGACAGTCCTGTATCGGATCTTGTCGATGCTTATTATATCTGCAAATCTCTCTATAGAACTATCAAGGGAGAACCGATAGTAAACAATAATGAGGTTGCAGATCGTGATGATGCGGAAGAGGACTAATCCTTCTTCTTTATTTCCTTGCGAATCTGAACATAGTGCCAAGCGGCAATGCCTATTGCCAAGAGATAGAAAAGAATTGCATACCAATTTATTACGGTTGTTCTGATCTCTGTTCCTTGTGAGAGCATTATGTCGCTCTGTTCCTCAAGAACAAAAACCTGATCAGACTCTGTAATCAACTTTGTATTTGGTGGAAGTTCGATTTCAGTATTCTTTGGAAGAATTATCTCGGGTAATTCTGTCTTACCAGGATTACGAACTTCAACTCTTATATCCTCGGTTGTGTATGCACTTGTTCTTGACTCTGTATCGGTTTTAACTTCAGTATCTCTTGGAGCAAATACAGGAGTCTCGGCAGACACCTTCACATAGGTGTCTTTTGTCAAGGTATCTGGCTCCTGTTTCATGATTTCAGGAACCTTTATATTTGCACATCCGATTGTAAAAAAACCTATGATTATCGTGAAAAGAAATAGTCTGTAGTTCATGTCTTGTTTCCTGCTGCGGCAGCACCGAAGTAGAATCCAACAATACTCAATAGGATCTGTCTATTTTCCTGAGTGAATAAATATCCATTCACATTTTGGAACACAGTATTTGTTGTTTCGGGTATCAGACCGAATAAAAATTCTGGATTCTTATCAACAACCTCTACAACTGTTGGAATTCCAAAGAATGGTAGGATGAATGGAGCAAGTATAGTTCCGAATAGAATTGCAAGAACTATAACTTGTCTAACTCCCTTGCCTACATCAAGTGGAACTCGTTTTGACGCTTCGTTCTGATTCTTGTTCGTTCTTTCATTCGAAGTCATCAAGCGTTCAAACATCTCTTTTTCTGCTTGACGCTTTTCAGCCATGTGACGGAAGATAAAGCCCGTGGCACTACCTCCAATCAACGAGATTAATTCGGTTGGTATCATGTTTTGGCTCTCCGTTACTACTTGAGATAATAGCATCATAAAAATACCTCAGTTTAGCGTCTTACGATTCCTTGACGCTTTCTCATTGAACGAGCGCGTTTTGCATTTGCTCTTGAACGCTTTGCCTTTGCTTTACGAGCAGAACGCTTCGCGATTCTTGACTTCTGTGCCTTCTCCTTGCCACTCATCTTCATGCAGCGTCTAGCAGCACCCTTGGTGACAAGTTTCATTCCTTTACCACAGACAAACTTAATCTTCTTCTTTCCACCACGAACAACAATTGTTCTCTTTGCTCCCTCTGCAAGAGCATGTAGAGCATACTCTGGTATCATCTGAAGAATTTCATCGGGCGTGTAGTCCGAAAGATCTCCTTCAAGGATATACGACAAGTCTTGTAGGGTTGATTCAGCGAGGTTGACCTTTAGCATTTTTCTTCCTTTTCTTGTTTACTAGAACAGGTTCTCCATCTGAAACCATAGCAAGACCAGGAGCAGAAGCGGTGTTTGCTACCTCTTCTTGAGCCACAGATCTCTTCACAGCACTGAAGACAGCCTGATCGCCTGTAATGCGATCAAGAAGATTCATGAGAAGACTCATTACAATAGTCTTGTATTCTAGTGGATTGACTTTGTTTGGATTTTTAACAACACGAAGAGTCTTTGAAAGAACGGAGCGATCAATAAGACCAGCCTTAGCGAGTTGAGTGAACTTTGCATATTCATCAACCGACTCTTCCATATCTTCCTTATCGCCTTTGATATAGGCAGAAACTATCATGTTGTAAACGCGAGGATCATCAACAACATTATCAATAAGATCCTGAAGTATGTCCATTACAAGTTGGCGAAGTTCCATGTTGGAAGTCTCGCTGAACTTTTCTGGATTTTTAAACACACGGCGAGCCTTCGCCAAATTTACAGGAGAAACCAAGCCAAGCCGAAGCAAACGGTCGAACTTTCGCTTTGGTGTTATAGCGGCTTCAGCAATCGCCTGACGATACGCAGACTCTTCTAGGATGCTCTTGAAATCTTTCATATGTTCCTCAGTATCTTCGATAGTTTTGAATCTATCGGTATGTCCTCAAGGTTTGCCTCTTCTATTTGTTCTGGCAATATTTCAAGAAAGGACATGAATGTTTTCAGATAGATGTGTAGTTCTGGTTCTATCCTAAAGAATAACATTCTAGCCGCTGGTGTTTGAGAAAAAACATTCGATAATATTATCAGGTGATTTATTATCAGTCTTTCTCTCAGATTTCCATCTCTGTCATATCGCTTCAACAAGCGTTTCACATATCGAATACGGTTGAAATCTTCTTCAAACTCCTCAAGGCTTTTACATTGAGGATTATCATAATTTCTCATCGCATAATCAATGATGTTCGAATCATCTAGAACTTCAACCATGTTTTCACAATTCTCCACGATTATTTATGGAATATTGCGAATGATCTTTTGAAGCATTTCAGGTATCGAAAGAGCATAGGATTCCTTTATTCCCAAGTTCTTTCTGATCATCTTGTATAGTTTTGTTCCTTGAACCCGCGAGATGCCCTTTGCAAGACCTGAAAGGAATCCTTCTAGGTTTCCTTCGACGGCGTAAGCGCGTAACTTGCTTGCGCTCATTCCGACAACTCCTTCTGCATCAGGATCTCGTTCTCCTGCTATGACCACATCGAAGTGGCTGAAGTTGTAAGCCTTCTTTGGATCTTCATGACCAATGTAACGGCTGATGTTTGTCTTGTAGACTTTTCCACGGGGTTCGTCGGCAACAATGTAGACTTCTTTGTAGCCCTGATTTGAAAGGGTCATTGCTGCATAGAATGGATTGATTAGTTTTGGATCATCCGATACCTTTACCTGTGGAAAAGCCATCTTTAAAAACTTCACTTTGTCTTTGAAAGGAATAGGATTTGTTTTATTATCATGAGATGGTGAAGCAAATAAGATAGCGTCTCCACCAATCTCTCGCGCCTTCTTCAGAACGGTGTCAACAACTAGTTGATGTCCTATCGTTGGTGGCTGAAATCTACCGAATGTGAATACGACTTTTTTCATAACTCTCCTCTAAAGACAGAGGGGGTCGAAAGACCCCCTCTTTGATCCCTCGCGTTTGGTGTAAGGCTCGGATCACCTCCTAATGTGCGAAGGATCACTTGTTCCAGGGAAACTTCTTGGATGCCCAATCCCAAAGTGGCTTGCCGATGAAAGCACCAGCAGTAAAGACCACTAGAGTATAAAAGATTGTTCCAAGAGTGCTAGAAAGAAATAGTTCCATTATGTTTTCTCCTTACCTGTATTTATGTCTTACGGAATCTGGACGATAGTTGATTAATCGCTGAAAAGCCAGATCTATCAACGATTTTATAGAAATTATCATTTTTTGGATCAATAACAACAAAGCCTTCTGAACTGAACGGAGACAGACCGCCGTCCTCGCCTCGCTGAAAGGTAGTCAAGCCCTTGTATCGCTCTAGAACCTTCAGGACGATCCGTTTAACGGGCTGCACGACCGCGTAGAGTCCAAGCACAGCGTCGATAGACTTCATGCCGTCAATCTCTTTAAGGGTCGCCTGAGCCTTCTGGCGGCGTTTCTCCTTGCCAGCCTCGGACTTTAACTTATCAATTTCCTTCTGCTCCTTGCCCTCGACAAAGGTCTTGAAGGCAGATTTTGTCAATACCCCACCGCCACGGGTGTAGGCGGTGACAGCAAACGACTTGAGCATTGGGGCAAGAGAAGATTTTGCAATCTTGTTTATATCGGCGGCTTTGATAAATTTCACCGAAGCGAGAATCTGCTTGTGAGCATCCATGAAAGCCTTGTAGTTTGGATCACAAGTATCAGGCTTCTGTATGTCAATTACAGGCGAGATGAGATAGAGAGTGTTTGTCTTTCTGGTGTTCGGAACACTCTTTAAGATCTCGGCACGGAACGATCCACCAACTTGCTTGTAGTGGGTGTGGATTGCAAATCCCATGTTGTAAGTTGAGAAGCCCTTCATCTCGGCAGGGACGGCGTAGACAACCGTATTTGGTTGGAATGTAATGTAGTCTCTGCCTCCAACCTTTACACGCTCAAGCATCTTCTTTGTGAAGAGCATGTCTCCCTGATACACGCCATCAACTCCAATAGCCTTTAGTTCGTCAAAGGCTACCTTCAGGGTATGGGCTAGGTCTGGTTTGTCGCCAAACAATGAGTCGATCTCGGCGTGGCTCTTTGGAGCCTTACGAGCCTGTGTAAAGAATGACTTTGTGGAAACAAAGAATTTGTTGTCTAAAGGATCTAAACCAAAGACAATAGACGGTGCGCCGTCGATCTTCTCAGAATACTTTAGTTCCTCTCCCTTGCCACAACCTTCAAAGAAACTCTTCTTGATTCGCTCTAGAATCTGTAGCATCTCTTTGATGCCTTCGTGACCCTTGTTAAACATAAGATCTTCGAAATGCTCCATGTGAAGGTTCAAGCCCTCATTTGGTGCGGCGGATTCTTTTAAGGTAATAAATGCTCTGAAATCTAGAATGTTTGACATGGTATACATATTTATATTGGAGGAATCATGCACAAGTCAGCAAAAGTTTTAGGAGCAAGCACATCAGGAACTATCCGCGCTCAAGCGTTAACAATCATCGCCAGTGGTGGTGCGGGTGGATGCACCTTTATTGGATTTTCTGATGGAGTTACTTTCGGTTTTGCCATCCCATCAGGTGCTGTCGTAAATCTTGATGTGGCTGTTTCGGGTGCATACACTATTGGGGCAAACACGACTGTGATTGCCAGAGGTTGATCGCCTCGCGGAGTTTAGGAACCCAATCCTTTGGGTCTTCAATAAACTCCTGAACGATTCCCTCCTCGGTAGAGATCAAGATCACAATTTGCTTTACAGGTATTCCTGTTCGCTCCTGCCACATTATCGCATAAGCAGTAGCCTGAAGAAAATAGTTTTCTATATCTTCAGGCTTCTTTGCTTTTGTGGAACCTTTGAAATCTACAATAGATAACTTTCCATCGTAGTCAGAGATGAGATCGACTCGTCCTGCCAACTCTAGGAGATCGCTCCAGAGCGGTGTCTCTTGAGCCACCACATTGTCTATCCGTCTGTCGATGTAGGGGCGCATCTGCTTAAAGAGGTCTAGGACGGTCGCTGAAAGGTTCTCGTCTACGAGTCCGTTAGAGTCTGTCGTGGTGGCATCCACGCCCTTGCCCTCCATATACCGCTCTACGAGGCTATGCAGGGCTGTGCCACGGGCTGTCACCCGCTGCGACTCTTTTGGATTTTTCTTTCGCCACTCAGCGAAGAATTTGTTCTTTTCAAATCCTACTACTGTTGTAACGGAGGGATATCTTTTTCCATCGGGAGTAAGATAAAAACGCTTTCCGTTTTCCTCTACAGATTTTGCTTCATCAATCTTTTTAAGATTGTAAGTAAACTTTTTCATTTCCATAACGAAAACTCATTTCTCAGACAACTTCTACAATCACTTGGTTCACACCCAACTTCTTCTTTGTCGCCTCAACTACTCTCTGTGTGGTTGTCTGTTCTTTCAGAGAAATAGTCTGTATTGTATTCATACCAGCGGCTTGAAGTTTACCTTTATAAATCTCAGCATCTCTCAGATTGTCGAAAACCGCAACATGGGCTTTTCGCGCCTCAGTCAGAGAGGCTACCGCATAACCAGAAATCTTATCATTTGGTTTCATGGCAGACACTCCAGTATACCGTTCACTTAAAGTTTGTTCAAGGGTTATCTTATTCATACCATTTATGTAGGCATTTGGTAGGGACAAACAAGCCGTAAGTAACTGATGATCCTATGAAAACACACGCCCCCGTAGGGGGTCCAAATATCGGCAAGCAATACATAAGATATAGAAAACCTCTGCGGTGCTGTAACACCCAGAGGCATGGCATAGAGAGAAAGGACAATCCATGCATACTATCTATCTCGTCCGCAAGGATGATAAACCCGTTTATGTCGGGTATACTAGCAGATCCGTTGAGAAACGCTGGCAAGAACATATCTGCGATTCCAATAAACCAAAGTTCCCGTTGCACCATGCTATCAATAAGCATGGTGCGGATTCGTTCACCATAGAAATGTTATACGAGTCCGATGACGAATATCACACACTCAACCATATGGAGCATCATTACATCTGGCTCTACAGGACACACAAGAGTTTAGGTGGGTATAATGTTACCGTAGGTGGGGAAGGATGGTCGAAGGGTTTGAGTGAGAAACAGCGAAATGACAGGGAGAAGGCTCGAAAGAGAGCATGGAGAAAAGCCAACAGGGATTACTTCGAAAACAATAAGAACAAAATAAAGGCACAGAGAAAGGCTCGGTATAAAGCGGACAAGGAGAAATGGAAAGCAGTGGGAAGAAAGGCTTACTATGAAGACAAAAAAGGGTCTGTGGATTTTCTCCACAGACCCCGGTAGCGAAATTCCGTGTCGGGGGCTATGACCTCCACCAACGCGCGGTGAATAGCGTAACGACGCTTGCACCGTCCCCACGACCGACTCAGTGAGAAGAACGGGGGCGAACACTATTATGTATATCCAAAAAATTTTCAAGATTTATTTAAAAATTTTTTGAAGACCGATAAAAGTCTGAATTGTGAAAATTCATTTTCACAAAACCTTCATTTGTGGTGTAGTGGATCGTATCAAAGACCGTTAGACACCAGGGAAGGCACTTGTCACAGGGACGCGAGATACGCATCTCTCCGTGAGAATTGAAACGGCAGTTAAAGAGATGCAGATCCTCGCGAGGCTCACACTTGATCAAGGCATCAAGTTCAGAATGCATCTCTTCAAAGAGATACCCATACTTTCTAGCAAGCGGATGGGTCTTGAAGCGGTTAGTTCCGACAGAAACAATTTTACCCTTGCAAACAATGATAGAAACATGCTTCTTGCTGCGATCTATCTTTTTACAGGTTTCTGCGGCAACTTTGAGTATTTTGTCGATGTCGGCTCTCATATTTCGGAATTTTCACAATCAAGCACACCTGGCTGGATTCGAACCAGCGACAAACGGATTAGAAATCCGTTACTCTATCCAACTGAGTTACAGGTGCGTATAGGTTAAGACTTCTTCGGCTTCTTCTTACTCGTAGGCTTCAACTTCTTGATCTTGCCCTTACCAAAGATTCTATTCCAATTCTCATCCCACTTCTTCTGATCTACAGGACGATACGAGTCGCCCTTTCCTGCTCCGTGTTGTCCTTCCATATTTCCTCCAAGCGAAAGGGGAGGGAGCCGTAGCCCCCTCCCCACGCACCCAAGCCACCGATCAAAGAGTGTAGTTGATGAAGTTGTGGACATCCGCAGGGTCCACGGTCGGATTCACAAGCAGGACGCGCTTCATGCTGTAGCGAGTGCTGCCGTTCTGAGTCTCCTCAGTCACGATCCGCCAGTTGCCACGGTTCTCAACGAGCGACTTGATCGAAGAGATCATCGCACGGAAGTTCTTGATACCGAAACGACTACGGGCTTCGGCAGCGGTAAGCGAGTTACCGTTGGCGAGGTAGTTGATCGCCTTGCGCTTCTTCGTAAGGCTTGCGGACGAGGACGAACGATTCTTGGTGCTGATAGCCATTCTGAAAAATTCCTTTGCTGATGAACACTTTGTATGAGTCTGTCGAGCCATCAGCAACTCGCAGCACTCTCAACTAGATGACCATAGTATACAGTTGAACTAGGTCTGTGTCAAGTAGTTTATGCACTTTACTCTAAAAATACTCGGAGTAGTCGCGCCCATAACGGTTGATTCTCTCGTTCGGAGACATCTGCTTGAGTTCTTCTACAGGATCTATGCCAAAAATTCTTTTTCTTGTATCGGGATGCAAATTGAACAGAGACAGATCGAATTCCAATCTGTCATCTGTAGTTTTTTTATGGTTTGAATCGTTGTGCAACCAACGATCACTAGAACTGCTCATTTTTGTGGATTTAGAAATTCTTCGTAGTCTCGACCATACATGTCAATTCTTTCTTGAATCGACATTGCACGAAGATCCTCTACAGGATTGTAACCAAGTTCAGAAACAATTTCTTCGGGCTTCATGGTAAAAAGATTTTCATCAAACTTACACTTGCCCTTGAACGAATTCATCCATGCTGTATAAAAACTCACTTTAGTTACCTCCACCTACAATGAATGGTCTGTTCTTGAGACGAGACTTGAAATCTCCCTTTTCAATTTCAGGTCCAGACTTCAGTCCTGCGCCACCGATACGCGCTCTCTTGCCCTTTGGAACCCAATCAGACTTGCCTGTGCCGTGGAACACGCTACCGTGCTTCTTGGAGACAGAGAGAACGGTGTCTTGTCCATGCTCTGAACCGTGCTTCTTGAGATCGGCAAGCATCTTTGCATGATCAGATGAGTGAACCATGAAAGACTTTTCCTTTACTTTCTTCTGACCGCCAGCCTGTGTCTCAATATACTCACCCTTCACAGGAACAGGAGCATAGCCGTGCGCTCGTAGACTGGCGCGTAGAGCCTTCGTGCGCTTGTTGTTCTCGGCAGGGCTTAATTCGCCACGGCTAGCCGATACGAAGCCAACCATCTTGCCACCCTCAATGTGACCGTGAAGGCGGGATAGCGACCTACGGGCTGCTTCTATGAGTTCTGCTTCTTCTCTGATCTGCTTAAAGTCTTTCATGCGATTCTCCATTTATCTTATTTATGGAAACAACTTACTTCTCTGTCCATAACCAATCTTGTTGGAACCGAACATTCGCATGAGTTCTGCTCCCGTCCAAAAACAAACTTTAATTTTCGGAAATTCTGTAATATCAGTGAAACAATAGGATGTGTGCGCGGCATGAGCCACGAATTCCTTAATGTCCACTTTTCTACCCACACCGATCATTCCTGAAGGTGCGTAGTTTGCTCCGCGTTTAGTGAACGCCTTTTGGTCTATCTTTGCCTCTGTTACTTTGTCAACAAAATCATATCCTTTTGCATCTACAAATTTTAAGTTGGGAAACCAGATTGGAATGTGTATTTCCAAAAATTTAGAGGCAACTCTGCCGTCCATAAACAATTCTACTAGTTCTTCTTTTGGTATACTTCCAACTTGAAATGGAGTAAGGTTAAAATCGTAAGTTTTTTTATACTCAATTTTTGTAATTGCTGCCATATCTACTCCTTGAGATATGGATATTTATAACTGCCCGACTTGGATTCGAACCAAGACATGGAGGACCAAAATCTCCAGTGCTACCATTACACCATCAGGCAATAATCACAAAAGCCCGTTTTCCTCATCAAACTTAGCAATCCTGTCCATGGCGTAATTGCTGAGTTCTTTTTGAGTTTCCTTGAGTTTCCTCTGAAGTTCCATGATCTCCCCATATGCGTCCCCAATCAGAATGAGGACATCCTCGGGAAGGTCCGTGCGCTTGGTGGCGACGCGAAGGCGATAGTCGATATGGTCTTCGTCATCTTGCCACATTACTTACTCCTTCTTCGCCTTCCAACCGCACCAGCAACCGCAAGCAGGGCAAGCGCGGATGGTGCAGGAACCACTGCGTATTCGATGTTGTCGATAGCGAGATGAGAACTAAATGTATTGGTGTAGATTTTGATCTCTGTAATGTTGTTAAGCGGACCAGGATATCCAGAGGAGATGTTTAGTTTTACCCGCTGTGCTGCTGTGAGTTGTGTAGTATAGGTAAACACACCCTCCCCGTATCGGTATCCCTCTATAACTACTGCGGTCGAATTCCAAACTGATGTGACTTCAATGCTGTTGAGAATCCAAAGATCATCACGACGAATGCGGTAGTTCTTATTCTGCTCAGAACCCCACGGGGTGAACAAAGCACGATCCCCGATGATTCCCTCATCGTATCCTCCGTATCCTTGACCACCTACGAGATCGTAGTATCCCCATTGGAAGTTGCCTTGGGAAGATGAACTTGTGAAGTGGAATCCCTCGTATGAGGAGAGGTAATCCCAATAGAATCCCGTGGTAGCGGAACTCATACTAGGAATGGTGGGAGCAGGAAGATTCTCAAAGGTGCAGAGACTTCCGTGTGCTGCCGTTGTGATAAATGCTGTTGCGATTAGTGTCTTCATTGTGTGTTTTCTTCTTCGTTTGGTGCGTTGTAGTAACTTCGGTATGGTTCGTGGGTGATGTTGTTTCGTTTGAGTGTTTCCTCAAGGTGCAGGATGTGCCATGACATACGCAGCACGAACTCCCGTGTCTCTTCCTTTATCCACTTGTTCTTGATGTGCCATGCCGCATCCAAGATGGCATCCTGAATGCGCGGAGAGCAGTTGCGCTGATCATGGCGTTCATAGATCATCTTGTCGATGATCTCAGGTTGACCAAAACCTCTATGAATCTTGTAGTATTCATCAAGATAAGGGTCGTTTGTCACATTGTCGTAGTTCACTTGTAATCCTTGTGGCAATCCCATCCACGATGCTTCGCATAACCCTTCGGATCAAAATGTGGAAAATAATGATTCCACCTGACGGTTCCTTTCAGTTGGCAAATCTCCCGTCTTGCATCATCTCGCTCGGCACGGAGTCGTTCGATCTCGTCGGCGGCTTTGAGAAGATCAGCATTGACTATAAAGACAGGACTTGTCGTATCTACCTGTGTATAGTAGCGCAACCGTGCCACAATATCATCGCTCATTTGCAGTCCTCCTTGTTAGGTGGCAGCACATCTATCACGACGAGATCATCAAGGTCAGTCCAAAAACAGGTGTCTGCGAGTTCGTTGCGGAACTTCCCCACCTTGCCGTTTGGGGAGATTTCAAGCAGCGTCCATTCGCTGCGTTGGATTTGCGTGATCATGTCAGTCAGCAGTAGCCGCTTGCCTTTGAGTTTTTCCCATTTGTATTCGGTCACTTGCCGTCCTCCTTTCGTGGCACGGGGACAATCGTCACCAGATCGTCGGGAGGTGCAGGAAGGTCACGCACACCGCGTAGCACATCTTGACCGAGCAACAGCAAGCGACATTCTCGCCTTGCCTCGTCGCGCTCCTTGAGCAATTCGCGATTCTTGAGGGCAACAGGCTCACAAGCCACGCAGGAACCTTCGAATCCGTTTTTGAGGTCTTCGATATGAAGACGAAGAGCCTCGTTTTCTAGGATCAATTGCTGATTTCGCATTAGGATGTCTTCATTTTCCATAATACCAGCGACAGGATTCGAACCTGCATGATCAATTACGATCAGCGCATTTTGAGTGCGCCGTGTATTCCGTTCCACCACGCTGGCGTAAATATCATTAAGAGGAGTAGTGTTCTTCTCTATGACAATGCCTCCGGTGGGAGTCGAACCCACAACCCTGAAATTAAAAGTTTCCTGCGCTGCCAATTGCGCCACAGAGGCTTGAATTAACTGAAGAGGAAGCCCCTCTGATGTTTGCTGAGTAGCATCCCCTATATCGTGCTTGATATAAGTGACTTGTGTTCCTTCTGTCACGACAGAGTGATCACAAACAGCAGAGGGGCTTTCCTCCACGCTCCGCATCCGCAGAGCATTTGCTTGCTTACGGAGCAAGCCTTACCGCCATCTTTAAACCTCCAAAAGTCGATGGATCTTTTGGATTCTCCCTCAGATGGTCCGCTAAGGGGGCGGTTATTATAATATACCTGACAATTTAAAATATTTTCCTGCCAACCTGACGAGTTAAATACTATTCATTTTACACCTCGTTTGTTTCAATTAACCATTAAGAATCTGGAAACTTGCATTGAACGAACTCACCGATTCAGGACGGAATGAGCGAAAAGCACCAGCCTCAACATCCCAAACAACAATGTTGTCGCCTGTTCGCGGTGGAGCATTCTCATTCAAAACCTGTTCACGCTTCGGCAAGTAAGTCTCATTCAGAGTGCAGCGCATCTTTCGCTGCGAACCATCCATCTTTGTGAAGATCACTTCACAAATTCCACGGTGAAGGTTCTCAACCATCTGTTCTCGCGTTTGAGTCATTTGTTTCTCCTGTGTGTAGAGTATAGCGTTTGTTGTCTGCGTTGTCAAGTAGGTCAATCGTCTTTTTCTTTGACGCGATAACCAATCTTCCACAAGACATCTGCAATGGTGCTAGCAGTCTCTAATACTGCCTCTTCTGCCAACTCAGGACGAACCGCATGAATCGTTTCGTGTATGAGTGTATCAAGAAGGTCTTTGTTTTTTGCGTTTCTGTTTACCCAAATTTCTGGATTTGAAACAGACGGATCGTCACACTCGCCCCAAGAATTTCGGGACATTTGTGAAGAGTTTACGAGACAGACTCGCCACTCTTTATGGTTGATCTTTGTTCGTATCTGTTTCTCTTTCACTTGGAACCTCGTCAAGCACAAAGATTTCACAGGGGAATGGATAATGTTTAAGGCAACGAGATGCTGCCTTTCTTACTGCACCTGGAACTCGCGGAGTTTCCTTTGGATTTAGGAGAGTAAAAAGAAATTCGCGAGTGTTGAGTAGAGCGTTGATCTGTTCTTGCCTAGTGGACATTTTACTTCCAATCTGGATAAACAAGCACACCGTTTCCACTAGTATCTAGAACTTCTATAGCGGCAATTCGCGGAATCTTTTCAAGATCTTCAGCAACTTGCTGCGGAGTCTGATAGTAGTGACACTTTTTGATTTCAGATTCAATGTCTGAATTATTGATGCTGTCGAGAGAATCTTCTGTGCGCCACACACGAACTGCGAAACGCTCAGTATTTCCCTTTGTCATTGATTCCAATTGTCTATTCATAAAACCTCCAAGCCACCTATGAGATTTGAACTCATGACCCTCGCATTACAAATACGATGCACTGCCGCTGTGCTAAGGTGGCGAAACTTTTAGTCGATGTGCTTTTCAACCTTGTCCCAATAGCCTTCAGTCTTGTCGGACTTGAAGCCATTCGGTCCACCATTGTGAATCCTAGCCATGTCTTCATAGGTAGGCGTGGAACCGATCCGTCGAGTCGTAGCGTAGCGATTCAGATACGCCACGACAACACGCTCTGCGTAGGCACGGTTCATGCAGTCCTTGTAAGATCCTCCAATCGAAGGATCAAACTCAACCGCATCTTCCCAATAGCACTTGTGAATTTGGTATGGACCAATTGCCTTTCCACGATCTCCGATGAGATTCTTGCCATCAGAGGATTCAACCATACGGATTGCGTCGAGAAGCGGACGAATCTCTGTTGCGGTGATCCGCTGCTTCTGTGCAGGAGGCGTGAGGGTGAGAACCGTTGAGATGAGAATAGTGGTGAACATGTTGATCATCATACACTATATCGAACACTCTGTCAAGGCTCTTAAGAAAATTTTAGTGGATCATGAAGGACTTGCACCTACGAAGTCTAAAGACAAGAGATTTACAGTCTCTCCCCGTTGCTGCTTGGGTAATGATCCGAAAGCGAACGAAGGGATTCGAACCCTCGACCATCGGTTTGGAAAACCGAGACTCTACCGCTGAGTTACATTCGCGTCTGAGCGTTATTTGCAGAATGCGCTCACC